AATAGCGGGCAACCATCCACAGTTGTTGACAACACACTCATGGTTATAGTCACAATGGAATATGCAATTTCAAAGGCTGGTTGGACGGTTGAACAGGCAAAAGAGCGAATTGTATATTTTGCAAATGGGGATGATTTGCTCATAGCCATACATCCAAATTTTCAAATGTTTCTGGATGATTTATCTGAAGTTTTCTTGGAACTTGGCCTCAAGTACGATTTTTCTAATCGTCATACTGAGAAAAGCAATCTGTGGTTTATGTCACATCGTGGCATAATGCTGGAAAGTGGACAATATATCCCAAAACTAGAAGAGGAGAGAATCGTCTCAATCCTTGAATGGGACAGAAGTGTTGAAATATCCCACAGAGCAGAAGCAATTTGTGCTGCGATGATTGAAGCATGGGGATATCCAAGATTACTTGAAGAAATTCGGAAATTTTATCTGTGGATACTGGAACTGGATCAGTACAAGCCTTTAGCCAAAGCAGGAGTTCTACCGTATATAGCTGAGACAGCACTCAAGAAGCTATATACAAATATAGATGCGAGGGAGGAAGAATTGGAGAGATATCGACACACTCTTGTTGTGCTCGATGAAATCTGTGAGGACTGTGTGGACTTTCAATCAAAAGAAGCCCCAAAAGAATTTGATGCAGGGATGGGCTCTGATGCGAGCAAAGGAAAGAGCAAAGATTCTGACTCGCAACTTGACAGACCGCGCGAAAAAGATGTAGACGCTGGTAGTGTTGGTGCTATACCACGTCTCAACAAGATTTCAAAAATGAGAGTACCAAAAATCAAAGGCAAAGAAGCTCTTAACCTTACACACCTTCTTGATTACAAGCCGGATCAAACTGACCTTTCAAACACTCGTGCAACGCAGACACAGTTTGCAGCATGGTTTGAAGCAGTGAAGGGTGAGTATGGGGTAACTGATTCACAAATGCAAATCATTTTAAATGGGCTTATTGTCTGGTGCATTGAAAACAGAACATCACCAAACATCAACGGTGTTTGGATCATGATGGATGGTTCGGAACAGGTTGAATATCCATTGAAACCAATCGTTGAAAATGCAAAGCCTACATTGAGGCAAATTATGCATCACTTTTCGGACGTCGCCGAGGCTTACATTGAGATGCGTAATGCTGAGAAACCATACATGCCTAGGTATGGTTTACAGAGAAATCTGAGAGACAAGACGCTAGCTCGCTATGCATTCGATTTCTACGAAGTGACTTCTCGCACCACTGACCGGGCGAAGGAGGCACATATGCAAATGAAAGCAGCAGCTCTTGCCAACGTGTCCACCAAGTTGTTTGGACTTGATGGGAACGTTGCAACAAATACTGAAGATACAGAAAGGCACACCACAAAGGACGTCAGCGCTGGGGTGCACTCTCTTATGGGTGCACAAGGCAGCATGTGGTAAATCAGAAATGAATCGATCTTTCAGTACCTATTTCTATAATATATATGTAATGTTACGGTCAGCGTGAGCTTCTCACCTTGTGGACCTTCATATGTTGCGTAGGAAGAAATCAAAGGACTCACTTCACCATCCTTCCTTCAGTGTGACTTTGTCACGTGGAATGGTGTGGGAAGGGACACACCTTTAAAAAA